GTCAAAGACCAGCTAATGTTCATCACATAAGGCCTATAGGCTTGGGAATGGCTATGAGATCGAGCCACTACCAAACTATTCCTTTATGCTACGACCATCATCAAGGACAATTCAGTATTCATAATTGTAAAAAAGAATTTGAAGATACTTATGGTACTGAACAAGAGTTATTAAATAAAACACTTATGGAGTTAGAAATTTTAGAAAAAGTAAATGATCTATTCGGAGACAACAATGGCTGAAATGAGAGAAGAACATTTTGAGGTAGTATCTAGAAATCGTGCTAGAGAATATGAAAAACAAAAAAAGACCATAAACATAATTAAAACATTATTAAACAGATATACAAAAAAACAACTAATCGAATTAATCGAGAAAGAGAATAAGTATGGCTAAAAAACGAGGCTATTTTATTTTATATAGGGATATATATTCAAGCCCAATATTTAAAAATTTATTACAAGCATCTTGTTGGATATATTTCATATCATCTGCATCACATAGAGATACAACTTTAAAGTTTTTAGGTACTGATGTTTTTATAAAACGAGGAGAGTCTATTATGCCTTTACGAGTAACTGCCAAAAGATTTGGTATGACTTACTCTGAAATGAGGTCTTTCATACTACGTCTTGTGCGTAGAAAAATGATAGGCACTAGAACAGCCCAGCTACAGCCCAGCAACAACCACCCTAGCCGAAAAGTAACGATAATAAACCTTATAAATTACGACAAATATCAGTATGTGGATAACGAACAACCACCTACAGCCCACCTATCGCAACAAGTGTCAATACACAAATACAATACACAATTACTAAATACTAGGTCTAGCAAAGATAAGAATGTGAATAATGGGTATAAAGTAATAGGAGAATGGAATCATCATGATATTCTGCAAAAAGATGGCAAAAAATACTTAAAGCATAAGTGGAAAAATGAACCTCTGAAAGAATATCAATGAAAGCAATACTGCGAATATTTAAATATTGTAGAAAAAGAATAATTGCTTTATCTATGGAAAACCTAATGTTAAAACAAAAATTAATGGTTCAAGAAATACAACTCAAAGAATATAAAGAAATTAAAAAGTGGAATAAGTCATTACATTAATGCCACAATTTGAACACATTAAATTTGGTAGAAAGTTTATAAAAGTCAAATTCGAGAAACTTAAAGATTTAGATGGATATTTTGAAACAAAATTAAATATTATCGTATTAGATAGCAGAATAAGAGGTAAAAGATTATTTAACACAATAATACATGAGATATTTCATATGATTGTACACCACCAAAAAATTAAATGTAGAGATATATCAGAAGAATCTTTAGCAACCCAAATAGGAAATAATTATACAAAAGTATTTAAACAAAACCCTAAACTATGGAAATTTCTTACAAAATTGTTAAAATAATAAGATTATGAAAAACGACAAAATTAAGACAGAAGACACAATTAAAACACAATCTATTGGAAGACCAAAGAAAGAGATAGATAAAGATATTATTGCTAAACTTTCACAGATTGGTTGTACTCAAGAAGAAATAGGTTCTGTTGTAGGAATTTCTGCTAGACAGTTGCAAAGACGATATGCCGATTTAGTTGCAGAAAATAAAAATAAAGGTAAAGCTAGTTTAAGAAAAAAGATGTGGGAAAAAGCACTTAAAGGAAACGAGAAACTTCTTATTTGGTTATCTAAGAATGAATTAAATATGCGAGATAAAATTGAGACTCAAAGTATTGTTGAACCATTACCATTAATTATAGATGCAAAAGCAGAAGAAGTAGTAGATGGCGAAGAAAAAAGGTAATCTATTTGGTGCAACTGTTGAATATACTAAAACAAATAAAGGAACTTCTATAGGGAGAAAACCAATAACAAGTACAATGAACAAAAACAAAAGGAGACAACGTGGAAAGGGAAAAGATCGTGGACAAGGAAAATAAACAATTTGAACAAGTAAAAGCAGAGTTAGAAATTGTAAAAAAACAAAGAGATATTGCTTTAGGCAAATTAAACAAAACTCTTATCTGCATAACAGAACTTAGAAAAATTATTGAAGATGCACAAAAGAGGTAATTTTTATCCTGATGGAACATTTATTCCATATCAAATGCCACAAGATTTTAGAAAATCTGTAAGTAAAGAAGCCTGTGGTAATTGTGGAATGTATAGTGAACGTAGATCATTTTGTGGTGTATTTCAAACAATAGGTGTTAGAGACAACTTTGTATGTGGTAAATGGCGAGAACGATATTTCAAAAGATAACAGAAGAAGCTGAACTATTAGCAATTCTTTACAATAAAACCAAAGATAGAAGATATAAATTACTTTGGTATAAAAAACTTAAATTATTACCTAAACTATGATATTAGCCTTATATGGCTAAATACAAAGGAAGAACTGTTAAACTAAATAAACCATCTCGTGGAGATGTTAAGAAGTTTAAAGTATTTGTAAGAGATAGATCAACAGGTAGAGTTAAAAAGATAAACTTTGGCTCAAAAACAATGAGCATAAAGAAGAATATACCAGAAAGACAACGTAGTTTTTTTGCTAGATTTAGACCCATATTAGCTAAAGTAAAAGGTCAAAAGAATTTATCTCCAGCTTATTGGGCTATACAATCTTGGAAGAAAGGATTTAGAATATGATAGATAGAATTATATATAAAATATTTGGTTGGCTAGATGACTTCTGCAATTTTTTTTATGATAAATTTATTTGTGATAAACCAAAAAAGAAAAAGAAATAATTATGGGTAGGACAATGAATTACTATTTTACAGGAATGTTAATATTATGTTTTCTTCTTCTAGCCTTATGTGTGAGGCCAATGTGAATAATAAACCTTTAAATATTTCAGAAGAAGCACGAGTCCAAATGCCAATGAAAACAGTAGCAAGTTTAATTGGTATGGTAGCAATAGGAACATGGGCATATTTTGGTTTAATAGAAACACAAAACCAACATCATACTAGATTACAATTAATGGAATCTGATCTAGAAAAGAATACAGAGTTTAGAATTAAATGGCCTAGAGGACAATTAGGTTCTTTACCAGCAGATAGTGAACAATTTATGCTTATTGAAGATTTATATAAACAAGTTGAAAAATTACAATCTACCCAAGAACAAAATATGAGTAACAAAGTTAATATTGAATTTATTACTAAGCAACTAGAAAAGGCTTTAAAAGATATTGAAAAATTAAAAGATAAACAAAGGGAATTTGCAAATGGAAATGGTTATTAATAGTGTTGTTGCTCTTTGTATGTTTATAGCTGGAGAACTTAAAGAACATAGAATACAAGACTCTATGAGTGAATGTTTAAAAGGTAAACGTGTTGCTGAGAGAAATTTAAATGTAAATGTTCAATATATGTGTGGCAAAGTTAGTGCTATTTTAGAAGATAATATTGATGGAAGTAAATCAATTAAAAAGATAATATCAAAAGAATGAAATTTGTTTTAGCTTATACTATTTGTTCTGCAATTACAGGATTTTGTAATACTCCAGCAGTACACCCTATTAAATTTAATACTTGGACTGATTGTACTAAAGCTGGTGCATCAATTACAATAAAAGTAACTAACGAGTATCAAATGAAATTTAACGAGGAAAAATTATATATATCTTACTTTTGTAATGAAAATAACTCTGACGAAACCCCAACTTAAGGTATCATCAAGTAAAGCAAGGTTTAGAATTTTAATATCAGGTCGTAGATTTGGTAAAACTTATTTAGCTGTTACTGAAATGATGAAATATGCTTGTCAACCAAATAGAAGAATTTGGTATGTAGCACCAACATTTAAAATGGCTAAAGAGATTGTTTGGGGAACTCTTAAAGAAATGCTTAATCAATTTAATTGGATAGAAGATATAAACGAAACTACAATGACTATAACAATTAGAAAAACAAATAGTCAAATATCTTTAAAGGGTGCTGATAACTACGATAGTCTTAGAGGTACAGGATTAGACTTTTTAATATTAGATGAGTTTGCAGATATAGATAAACGTACATGGTTTGAGGTACTTCGTGCTAGTATATCTGATCGGTTAGGTCATGTACTTATGTGTGGAACTCCAAAGGGATATGGTAATTGGAGTTATGAAATGTATCTCAAAGGAAAACAAGATGATGATTGGGAGTCTTTTCAATATACAACTATTCAAGGTGGAATGGTTACAGCAGAAGAAATAGAACAAGCTAAACAAGATATTGATATTAGAACATTTAGACAAGAGTTTGAGGGTACATTTGAAAATTACGCTGGTGCTGT